TACCATTTTCTTTATAAAAATTTATGAAATTATTTTTGTATAAATTATCATATTTCTTTGTTGATAATACCGTCATTATACCATCACCAATTTCTTGTTCTTTTCCATCAGCACTTTCATCTGCTGGATACCCATAAATAGTTCCATAAAATTTTCCATCTTTAATTCCACATACTATGGCACCAAACATTTTTTCAATGTCCAATAATTGTGTATTATTATCAAAATATTTCTTTATATCATCATATTGATAATCTAACCAATTGTGTACAAAATCCTGATAATTTTCTATCATATTCGCAACATCTTTCTCTACTTGTTGGTTATTAATAACATATCGAAATAAATTATCATACCCTAAAGATGATCCTACCATTCCAATAATAATATCGTCTTTGACTTGATATACTTTTCGAGAATCATACGAAACAGATTGTTCTTCATAAGTTTCTTTTTCTCTATCAAAATTATTTATATGTGTACTTTTTTTATCCCCAAACAAAAACAGTTCTTTTCCTGATCTAACCATAATTACTACGCTCATGTCATATCCTCCAACGTTTTCTTTTATGCTAACATATTATTGTTGGATTATCTATAAAAATAATTATGTAATTTCTGGAAATAAAAAAAGACCAGAGGATTTCTCCCCTGGTTAATATTAAAATTTAAGGTATTTTGTGGCTGAATACCCTGTTACGCTCTTGTACTTAACTTTCGTCCACGTGCTGCCCTTTGAAATTACTTTAACGCTCGCACCCTTTGGAATCTTACCGATAACTTTGGATGATCCTTTTGCACTCTGTCTGATCATCAATGGGTCAGATTTTGTGACTACCTTAGCATACACAGTTGTTTTGGTAACTTTCTTCACGGCTGTTTTTACAGCTTCCTTAGCCTTGGTAGCTGTTCCCAGCTTTTTATTACAGATTCCCTCTGCGATCAGCTTAGCAATCTTATTTACGCCTTTACCGATCTTATAATCGGACTTGGAATCACAGAAAAAGCTCTCTGTCATGATCGTTGTTGCCTTTGTGCTATTCAACATATACAGGTTCGTTCTCTTCTGAACATCACGATCAGTGAATCCAGCGGATACGAGTTTCTTCTGTACTCTCTTTGCGTATTTCTTACCATTTTCGGAAACGTATAATACTTCTGTTCCGTGTGCTTTTCCGTTATAGCAATTCAAATGACCTTCTACGACAAGATCATAGTTCTTTGCATTTAAACGTGCCAATTTCCATGATTTTTCCTGTGATGCAGCGGTAAACACCTTCTCTGGGCAGATATACAGATCAACACTGTGTCCGTCGCTTTCAAGATATTCTTTTACCTTTTTCATCAGCTTTTTATTGTACTTATACTCGTTTACTCCTCCGCAATCTTCTCCACTTGCGGATGTATATGATCCATTTTTAAGCAAGCTGTGTCCTACTGTTGATGCGATTCTCATGTGCCTACACCTCCTGTTCTGCTGCTGCCTGATTATCTTCTGTCTGTTCCTGTTCCTCTGGATCTTCTAAGTCAGTTTCAGGTAACGGAGTCTCTGCGTAATTTGTCCATGTTCCGTCATCTAACTCTGTCGTATGATTGATCTTATCTTCTCTGCTGACTTCCTCAACATCTTCTAAATCGTATACTGAATTATTTAATTTACCATCATCGAGTAGATCTTTAATACCGTCAAACCACAGTTGCACAGCTTCTTTTAACATGCTCTCGCTTACAAATAATTGAATAGGTTTAGGCAAAAGTCCTCTGGCCATATGTATTACATAATCAAATTTCTGCTGTCCTTGCTTGGATGCACGGAAGGTTTTCTCTGCTTCTACAAACAGCTTGTATACATCCAGTCTGATCCCTTCCAGACCTTTTTTTGTGATATAGTCGATCAGTTTCTTAACTAAAAAAACAATGATCAACGCTGTGATCACTGCCAAGAATAACACTTTATTCTGTTCAAATAATTCTTTCATGATTTCTTTCTCCTTTTTATAATCCAGCTTGTTTGAGTACGAATCCGATTACTGCCCCGACAACTGCTGTTAGAACGTACATAGAAATGCTTCTCCATTTCTCCCCGTCTCGGTTTTCTAACTCTTCAAGCCGCTTGCTTTGTTCTGTCTGATTAACGAGCATATGTTCCATGTTGATCGCAAGTTTTTGAACTGACAATGTAAGGTCATTGATCTGTCTTACTGTCACTTCTAACGCTTCAATTCTTTTGTTTTGTCGGGTTTGCTCATGATCAACATCACTCGCAAATGCATTATGTTCATTTCTACTTATGTATTCATCATCCAAATATGTCTCCTTCCTAAGCTACACCGTTGCTGTCGTTGTTACTTGACTTGTTTCTAATTCGGAAGAAAATATGCAATAGAAGCAATTAACATCACTTTCGTTTGATTCAAGTCCTACGCTGATCTTAACTTTTCCACCGGTCTGTACTGGGTTAGGAGACAGGCTTACAGACTTAATTTCAATGATTTCTGCTGCCATCATACCACCTTCACTTCTATATGCTCTATTAAGATTTCGTCTAATACTGCATATCTGATGTAAAGTGTATAGGTACCACGCTTTTGAGGAGAAATCAGTGCTTCTATATCATGTTCTTTAATATTACAAACTCCAGTGCTTTCTTCAGCTTTGTCTTTCATGTATATTAGCGAATACTCCGCACTTTCAATTGTAAATTTCTCATTTTTAATAGAATGTATAGTAATTACTGCTGTTCTGGATTCTCCCGGGTGCATTATGATCACTTTCTTTTTTTGCATGTTCTCCTCCTCTTTTTTTCTTCTTATTTCTCGTTGTGCAAGGTTGCATACAAATCAAAAGGCTTCAGTGAAACTCTTAATGCTTTAAGATCTACTGTAAGTATGTATGTAGAATAGCTACTTACATTTCCTGCCTCATCATATGCAGTTAATCCGATTACATACCTGCCGTTTAATGTGGCTGGTATAACGGACTCCCATAAATCTAAAGAGTCAGCGGATCTAGTTAAGATCACTGACTCTCCGTTTACATTCCCCTCTAGTCGAACTACCATAACAACTAACCTAGTCCGTTACTTCAACGGATATGATAAATGTTTTGCCAGCATCGACTGGGTTCGGTGTCAATGTAACACTCTTGATCACAGGTGCGGTTGTGTCTAACGTAACGGTACGTGTTATTGTCGTTGTCTTACCAGCACCATCGGTTGCAACAACGGTAATTGTGTTTGTACCTACTGCAAGAGTAAGGGCCTTGCTGAAACTTCCATCGCTTCCAACTGTGACTGCTTCTGCTGCTCCAGAATTAAGTTTAACTGTTACCGTGACAGGACTGCTTGTTGCATCGTTGGTTGTACCTTTTACTGTGCAAGCAGTTTGATTTGTAATAAGTTTATCCGTTGGGCTGGACAATGTTAATATAGGTTGAACTGTATCTACCTTAAACGATGTTGAGCTTGTAGCTGCTGCGTTTCCGTCATAATCGCTTGCATCCAATTTGATTGTATGGCTTCCATCGGACAACGCTGTCGTTGGTGTATATGTACACTGGTATCCGCCTGTGATCGCAGTCTTAGTTATTGCATCGCCTGTTACCTTAGTACCACTGTCTAGCGTGATACCGATTGTTGATGGATTAACACCAGAATCGGTATCGGTTACCTTCCAAGTAATTACAGGCTTGTTGTTTGTCGAATATGATCCGGACGTTGGAGACACGATTGCAATAACTGGAGCGACCTTCTCTTTTACCTTTAATTGCAGTGATGATCCTAACGTACTGTCGGTTGCATCTTTTGTGATTGTGTTTCCTGCCTCATCGGTTGCCTTAACCGTTACTCCGTAATAATGTCCACTCTGATTGTATGAACTCTTCGACGGAGCTGTTACCGTAGCTTCATATTTGCCGGTTGAACTATTAAGAGTCAGTGTGTATGTTTGACCGTTAATAGTCGCTTGTACTGTTTTTACTGACACTTTTTTTCTCCTTTCTTGTTCTCAACAACACAACTAAATTCTGATACAAAAAGCATAATACAGTTTTTAGGCAATA